ATGTCACCTGCCTTGACTTTCTGGCCCTTCACGACTCTTCTCTGCGACAGGTGGCAGTAAAATGAGAAATACCCGCCGTGTTTTACAGTAATATACTCGCCCGGGCCGGTGTTCGTGTATTTACTCGCCACGACCATACCGTCATCTACAACATAGATCGGAGTCCCTTCCAGGGCTCTTAAATCCACACCGTTGTGCATCTTTTTTTGCTTTGTGACGGGATGGACCCTCCAGCCATAGCCGGATGTGATTTTGATGTCGTCAAGAGGTGGATTTTTCATTTTTCGCTCCCGAATTATATGTAGCCTGACTGATTCCAATGCAGGCGCCGATGAATGTCGCGACTGCCGGAATGATCTTCAAGACAGTCATCGTGATTTCAGGATCCACATTGAGCGCCGGCAACAGCACCGAAAGAAAGACCTCGAGCGCCGGCAGAAAGATAATGCAGACCCACTTGAGAACGTCATAGACTTTGTTGTTGAATTGCATAATTGCCTCCTATCAGTCATTGCTCTTAATTTTGATACCGAATAAAAGAGCGAGTTCTACAGTCCAGGCTGAATACCATGCGACTGTAAGCTCGCTCGGAAGGGTTTTGTCGAACCATGTGTATATGATAGACACCACAGTGTAAGCTATCAGCATACAGATGGACAAAATTGTGAACTTCGTTCGCCTTTTCATCATGACTCCTTTTTGATCAAATATTCCTTCAAATTCGTTTCCATTTTCTTCAGGTTTTCGATGTCATTTCCGTTTATGGCGTGTGACAGCGTCGCGAAGCTGACCTGCAAGAGTATCTGAATCCCTTCTGTGATCTCTTCGAGCTTTTTCTGATCGTTCAGAAAATACTGTTCGTGGCGTTCAGTCGTTGAGCTGAACTCATCCTCGAGCCTCTTGATACGCTCTTCATGATCCTTGATCTTCTCGTTTTGCTCCACCTCCGGCTTCCGGAGGGTCCGAAATCCTTTCCCTGCCCACTCCAGCGCCTTGCCAATAGTGGCAATAGCAGCACATAGGCCGAGGAATCCCGCAATCAATCCTGCAGGTGTAAATATTATCTGTTTGTCCATCTTCGTAAGGTGTCCTTATAATACTGAGGAGCTCGTTCAAAAGATCTATCATCTTTAGAACGAGCCGCTCCATGAGTTGTGTTTTCATATCAGTCAGCCTGAAGCATCTCGATGACAGCGTCTCTCCAACGCTCGGGAACTTCCTTTTTTACGAGCTTGATCGCTTTTGCGAGAGTAATCTCGCCAGAATCGATCATGGCCTTGTATTTCTTGTAATAGATCTTTGCCATATCTACCCTCCTATGATTTCAGCGAGCTCAATCAAGGCGTCATTGATATCCTTGATATTCTGGCTCTGAGCATCCTGCATAAGCAGGCTGTACTCTTTTAAGGTCATCTTTGCTGATGTATATTCATACATCTCCGGACTTTCCTCTGTCGCCTCTTTAACGATGATGTCGGTGTTGTGATACACATAGATCTCGGATGATTCCAGATCCCACTCGGCAGGTCTCACTGCACTTTCCGCTCTTTTTACGATCATTTCGCGCCCTTTCTTATTGCAGCCTTCAGCTTTTGCATATTGATGTACGGCTTCAGCCGCGTCTGATAAAAGCTGTAGCTGTCGCTGGCTTTAACCCATCCCATATATGAGATGATCGCCGCAGCATCCTTGTGAGTTATTTTCTTCTTCGAGATCCTTTTCGCCCGGCGAGCGATACGCAGCATGATGCTTTTGCGGATCGTCGTCCTGTTGCGATAGAACCTGAATCCCATAAAGTCAAGCGGCTCTGCTTCCAGCTTGCAGACCTGCCAGTTGCCTTTCAGCTGCAGACCTTCGACAGAGCGAAGTCTTTTGTCTATGTCGACACGGAGCTGATGCAGTTTCTTCTTATTGCTGCCGAATATCACCATGTCGTCCATGTATCTTATGTAGTATTTGACCTTGCGATCCTCTTTCATCCAGTGGTCAAAATCCTGCAGATAAAAATTCGCGAAAACCTGTGACAGCAGCATCCCGATCGGAAGTCCGTCATCCTCATACAAAATGAGCTCAAGCAGCTCGATCAGATCGTCGTCCTTGAAGCGGCGCTTCAGCTTTGCGACCAGACGATGCGTGTCAATGCTCGGATAGAAGTGATGGATGTCGAGCTTCAGATAATACTTCGTATTCTTCCTGTCGCTGCGGATCCATTTCTCAACATAGTGCTTGCCGAAATGCACGCCCTTGCCCGGAATGCTGCCGCAGGCGAAATAATAAAAGCCTTTGTATATCCACTCACGGATCCCGATGTATATCGCCCAGTGAATGACCTGGTCCGGATAAAAGCACGGCTTTGAGATCATGCGCTTCTTACGCCTGATTCCGTCGTACAGTTCCATGCGTTCATACTCTCTCGGAACAAAGGTCTTATCGACCAGCATCCTGCGGATCTCTTCGGCATAGTAGTCAGGATTGTCCGCGACCTTACGCACAAAGAAACGCTTGCGCTTGTTGCGAGCTGCATTTTGTATTGCGAATTTTATTGTTTCAGTTTTACATATTTCCTCATAGATATGACCTTTGCGTTTCACATCAGTCTCTTATCTCCTCACGGTTCTTCGAGATATACCTACTAAACCATGCCCTATCGGATTGATTTTCGCCAAGCGGCGAGGACGAGGCAGAGAACGTCGCAATGTATAAAGATAAGATTGGCGCGAGCCAATGTTCGTGTTCGTGTTCGACGCGAGATTGTTCAAATTGACGTAACGAGAGCCCACTTTCAGGGCATTGTCCCAGTTGCCACCGACAATCGCTAAGAGGAGCGAATGCATCGGCTCACTCTCTGCCAAGCCCTATGTAATTGTTTTTTATGCTGACCTTTGCCTGCTTTGAAGTACCCGGGAGGCTGGCCGCCCCCGGTCCCCTGCTATGCGGCGGGTAGGTACGAGAGGCGCGAGCCAAAGGTCGAGGCCGCGCCCGACGCGAGACTGTTCAAATGGACGCAACGAGAGCCCACCGCCAGGGCATCGCCCCAGTTGCCACCGACAATCGCATAATCTACCTGGCCGTTATTGTACCAACAAGCGTCCGGGATATATGTACTTGAACTTCCGCTCATAGTCTTCGGAATCAGGCCGAGCTGGCCCTGAACTTCTGCGCTGATATAGTTGCCGGATGTGCCTCCGGGAACCACGCCTGTCGCTGTATATGCAGAGTAGTCTGCAGCTGATACCGGTGTATCGCAGTACGGCGGAGTCATCTTGATCTTGATGCCATTGCTCCCATCTAAGATGCAGCCGGCAATTCCCTGCCACTGAGATCCCCAGTAGTTCTCGATATAGAATACCTTGACGCCGTATTTGCCGGTGCTTTCGCCCCAGAACGGACCCTTTGTGAGCATGGATCCGTTCGCCAGCGTTGCGCTGTTTGCGTTCGCGTAGCCATAGCCGAATGCGGTCTGAGCATCGTCGCTCTTACTGATAAGCGTGAGCAGGTCGGAGATATAATTCCACTGCGACCAGCTGATCGTATGGAATCCGGTTCCGTTCGCTTTTGCTCTGCTGATCTCAGCTTCGCGAGTCTGCGAGGCCATCGGAGAGCCTGTTCCAAGAGAGCGGAGCCTGCTGTCTACATATGTCCCCTGGAACATTCCATAGTAGAACGAATCGACGATGTCACCGTTGAAATTCGTATGTGCATATGCATGATAGTCTTCATCGACCTGCTTATTCGAGAAGATAACGTACTCATAGTTCGCATCCTCAGAACGCTTCACCCACCGGAACGCTTTGCCGAACTCCGCCATCGCATTGCCGCCATAGGAAGTGTTCGCGACGTCTGATGCAGTGATCCCGTCGATTTTATAATTATGATTATTGTGGTCGAGCTCATAGTCGACGGTCCCGTCAGCCTTCAGCATGACCGGGCGACAGATCATATCGATGAAGTCTTCCCAGTCTCCGTAATTAAAGGCATCGTTCGCATAGTCCATATATGCCGGAGCCATTCCAACGGCATCATAGATATACTCAATTCTGTCTTCCGGATCTGATTCGGCCTTTTTTCTTCTATAGCCGAGTCGGACCGTGCCATTGCCGCCAATGTCTGCGATGTTCTGATTTATCATCGCAAGCAATTTGTTTGTTTTCCTCAATGTCTCATCGAGAACTACCGGGGAATCAATTTCAATGTCAGGCATCGAAAATCTCCTTTCTATACGCTTACTTTATGAGTGATGCATAATTTGCCGTTCACAACTTTTAAGCGCAAACGTGCATAGATTTCTGCGTCTGTGAACGCAGGAATCCCTCCCGCTGCAAGAACAGTATTGCTTGCGTCATAGTCAGCTTTCTTCATGTCGCCCTGAGCATCCGAGCCCTGCCTTGCAACGATATAGGTGTAGTTATTGTTGTTCCACTGCAAACGAGTCCAGAGGAAGTCTCCTCCGGATACTGCCGGAATGGTATCCTGCCATGAGGTCGGCTGTGTGCCTACACTGGATGAGATACCATACTTGGTCTCGGTCACTGTTGCATCTGCGCCGGTCGCACCTTGTTTTGCAACAAAGACAGTCTCTTCTCCATCGGCCCAGATAAACTTGACCCACAGATACTGTCCGTCAGCTACAGCCGGGATCGTGTCTGACCACTCTGCTGGATCGCTCGGCTCTGTTTGCGTATTTGAGACCGCATACTTTACCGAGGTGACCGAATAATGTGCCATCTTGTTTATGGCTTTGAAGACTGCGTTTGAGTTCGGGATGGCCGTGCTGCCCTGAATGATATCGTTGAGAATAGCCCTTGCGGAAATACCGCCGGCTCCATCGCCTACCAGGATACCGTTTGACAGTGCAGCGAGAAGCGCTGTCTTGACCGCCT